TCTACAGATGCTTCATCTACTTGAGATGCTTCTTCCATGTCTTTTTTCTCGTCAACTTTTGCTTCGTCTACGTCTTTCTTAGCTTCATCAACGTCAGATTTTGCTTCATCCATGTCCTTTTTCTCGTCCATGTCTTTTTTAGCTTCATCTACGTCTTTTTTAGCCTCGTCAACGTCTTTCTTAGCTTCGTCCATATCCTTAGCTTCATCCATATCGGATTTTGCTTCGTCCATGTCCTTTTTAGCTTCATCCATGTCTTTAGCTTCGTCCATGTCCTTAGCTTTCGCTTCGTCCATGTCTTTTGCTTCATCCATGTCATCAGCCTCTTGTGTAAGCTTTTTCTCTAACATAGATTGAATCTGTGGAGTAAAAGCTTCTTCAAGTGCAAGCTTAGCGTTAGCTAGAGCAGTCTCACGGATTGCTTTAGCATCAGCGATAGCATCGTTGAAAAACTTTGTGTTTGACATTATAAAAATTTTTGGGATTACTTATTTAGAAGTAATATAAGTGTGTTTTATCTAGAGGGAGATATTATTGGTAATATCTATCTTATCATAGATAAATATATAAGGAGGATAAAAAATAAAAAGGGGTTTATTTTAAACAACAGATACCTGACTGAGTGCATATAATATCAGATATAATTTCGTTTAATTTTTGGTATTTATTAGAAGTGTGATTTCTTCCTTCATTTAATCCTGTAGGTTTCATGAAAGCACCATGTGTAGATGGTGTAGATACAAAATCCCAACATAATAATTCAAAATCATCTTCTACTTCTACTCTATTTTCACCTAAAGGTTTAACAGAACCCATACCACGTGATGAAATACCAACAGTAATTTTATTATTGAATAATTCTTTTAAAATATTACCAGAAGGTGTAGGTAAAACTTCTATCTTACCCATTAAATCATTTCCATCCCAATATAATTCTTTTATATTATGAGAAGCATTTTTTAAGTTAATTACTGCAGATTCTGGGTGGTCTAATTCACCAAGTGCTCTATTTTCATTAATAGGGCCTTCAATGTATTTATCTACTTCTCTTTTTAGGATTTCAAATGGGTATCTTCTACCATTATGGTTAAATTCTTCAGCACGTTGTACAACGCCTTCAACAACCATGTTTTTATTACCTGAAATGCCTTCAGTAATTTGGGTATTTTTCGGTGTAAATACCGAATATTCTATTAATAGTGATTGAGCCATTATTTTTCGATTATTCTTACGTCAGCGTCAGGTGATTTTTTTTGTACTGCTATAGCTGTATCTTCATCTTCAACTTCAATTGCTTCTTTTTCTAATTTATATGCTTCTAATCTATCTTTAACTTCATTTACATCTACATTATATTGTTCAGCATATTTTTCATAAATTGCTTCACGTTTAGCAGCCATTTTTTTAGCAGCAATTTCTTCACCTTTCTTTACTCCTGCTCCGTAAATATTTTTTTCACCTTTTTTACCTAATCCTTTAGCATCTTTAGCTCTATCGTAGTCTGTATCTCCTCTTTCTAATAAATCATCTACTTCAATCTTTCCCCCTAGTGATTTTACTACTTTTACTAATTCTTCTTTTGCTTTAGATCTATCTCTTCTTTTATCAATTTTATATTGTGCAAGAGCTTGGTTTAGTCTTTTAGATTTTTCTTTAAAAGAGGAATTACTATAATCTTTTGGAAATGGAAGCTCCATTTGTTGTTCATCCATATTATCAACATCACCATCCATATCAGTATCTATAGGTAGTTCAACACCAATTGATTGTTTTGATATTTTTTTAAGATATTCTCTTGCTTTTTTTTCGTCAGAAGTACCTTTAGCATTCTTAAACATGTCTAATGCCATTACAAATTCTTGGGATTTTTCGTCTTCTTCTAAGGGAGAAACACTACCCATAACTTTGGATACTTTCTCATAGTCTTCACCATGTTCACGAATTACTTTCCCTGCTTTTTTTTTTAAGGCCTCTATTGATTTTGCATTTACTTCAACTGGGAGTTCAGTTTCGCCTTCCATTTGTGGAATTAACTTTTGTTGATAGTATTGAGGGTTTTTGGTAAGATTTTTTAATACTTTTTTCTGTGCTTTTAATACATCATCTTTAGTAAGATCTTCAATGTGCATGCTATCGCCAGCATTATCTGAAATTCTATTTCCTATTGCATCAACAACAACACCTAATTCATAATTCATACCTCTAGTATATTCATATGGATTAACCATATCAATAGTTTTAGCATAAATTTCAACATCTTGTTTACCAGTTGATAACTTTTTTTCAGATATCATACCTTTATTCTTTAAAATTTGTACAGTATCTTTAAAGTTATTACTTGAAGTGATGAAAGGTAAATTAATATCTCTACGAACTTCGTATAGGAATTTTTGCTGTGTTACCTCCTCAGCTAATACCTTGTTATATAATTCTTGTGTTGTCATGTATATAAATATTTATCGTCCTTGTCCTCTGTATTATTCCGTCAGCCCCTTAATTCTATTATTTAAATCTTGTAATTTTTCATTAATTTTTGATATAGCATTACGTGTACGATTTAAATAAGACATACCTTCATTACTTGATTTTAATTCGGTTCTCATTCTTTCCGTAAATGCTACAACTTTAGACATTTCATCTATCTTACGTCTAATTTCACGTACAGCTATATGTAATTGTTGTGTAGGTGTACGAAATTGTGATTCTCTTTTAAATTGTGAATATCTTGCTTCCCTTAATATATCAGGTTTTATAAATTCTGAGCCTTCTTCATCTTTATATATACCAAATGCAGCTACTATTTGATCCTGTAAATTTTCATCTCTTAAATCAGCAATAATATCAGCAAATCTATCAGCACCCATATCATGAATTAATTTTATAAGTATAGATCTTGATACTCCACCACTTGCTTCGTCTATATTTTCATTAGTTTGAAATCTTTTATAAGCATCTGGGTAATTTTTTCTAATGTGTGTTCTATATCTATTGAATTCTGATTTAATTTTAGTAGCTATATCATCTACAACAGCATCATCAGTTTTTTGATCTAAAACTGTCATAGCTTTTCTTAATTCATCAAATTCTTTATATACAGAATCAAAAGCAGGTACATTTTCTACATCCCAAGAAATTCCACCTGTAACGGGGTCTATATCTGTTACAATATATTTAGTTCCTTTTTCAACTTGAACATCACCTACTTTAAAATCACCTTTAGATACTTTAGCTAACTCTAATACTGAAGCTGCATCTTGAGTATCCATATCATATCCAGTATTATCACCAGCCCATGCTTGTGAATCTGTAAAATCAGTAACAGGATTAAATTTTATTGCTTTTTTAGCTTTTTCAAATAATTGTTTGTAATCTATAAATTTAGATTTTCTATTAGGAACAGAAGGATTAGGTTTAGTGAATGGTTCACCTATTTCATCTTTTTTTTTAAAAGCTTTAGGTGAAGCATATTGTGCTCCTGTACCGGATGTAAAAGAAGCACCAGTACCAGTAGTGCTCATTTCTTTATTTAATCCTTTTATCTTAAGCTTTTTCATACTACTTTTATTTCCTTAGAAAGTTCAAGATATTGTAGTAACGCAACTAAGTGATCATCTTTTATCTTTCTAGACTCTAAAATAGGTTCAATAAGATTTATAACTTCTTGGATTTTAATTTTAAGTGCAGGTTCTTCTATTTTATTTATATTTTCTCTTAATATAGTTGATATTGCTTCAAATTTAGAATTTAAAAATTCTTTAAGTTTTGGAGCATCTGTTGCACTATTTATGTATTCTTTTAATACTTCTTTTTGTTCTGTAGATAAACCATCAAATTTACTATTATATTTTTCAAGCATTATTTTGTAAGTAAGCGCGCGTGTTCCTTTATCTAATTTCATTAAATCTTCAACTAATGGTGTTAAAGACATTTTAGTATCAGGATTAGAAGTAATATGCTCTAAAATGGTGATTTTTGATGTAATAATAGATTCTGGGTTTGCAAATTTTCTATTATTGTGTGATTCTAAAAGAATATATGTTGATGCTAAAAGTTTATAGCTTTTAATTTTAGCTTGGAAGAAATCAACCATATCAAAGTTTTCTTTTATCTCTTTAATAAGGTTGTATTTCTCTTTTGACAATTGATCTCTATCTAATTTTCTAGATAAATCAAGTACTGTAGATAGTACTGATTCAGCTTTACCTTCTGATAGTGAGATTGAATTGTTTATTGTCTGGTATAATTGGTTTTCGTTAGCTAACTCACTTTTAGTAAAATATTTTTTTACTAATGTGGCTGCTTTAGAATTACTGTTAGTCATAGTATCGGAAGTAATTTTCCTTACTAATAATTCAAACAGAATACCAGTATTCTTGTACTTGTTGTGTTTTACTTTCATAAGTAGTGCGCTACTATCAATAAATATTAAAATTATTTAACTTCCTCGCGGATATTATCTTCATCTAATAAATTTTCTCCTTCAAATAAGTTAACTTTTTGTTTAAACATACCTTTTAACATTTTCTCATTTTGAGCAAATACTGACTTGGTATTTAAATTTTCTAAAGCCATTCCTGCATTAGATAATCCTGGTCTTTCTTCTTTTCCTGATTTAACTTTCATACCACTAGAGCCAATAGGATCTTTACCTAAATTACTATCTTGTGAGCCATAATCGGATACAGAATCAGCTGGTCTTCCTTGGTCTAATGCTTGTTCTGGGTATTCAGGATCATTTACACTATACCCTGTAGGAACTCCTTTACTTCCTGGGTATCTTCCAGCACCATATAATGAAGCTAATGAATGAGGTGTACCATATGCTTCACCTGATTCAGCAGGATCATTTCCTTCTGTTTCAATTTGTGCTTCTCTAAATTTACGTTTTTGATCTTCAATAATTAAATCTCTATATTCTTGATATTGATCTTCACTAAAATGGAAGATATTATCATATATCCAATCCGTAGGCATTAATTTAGTATCCATCATTTGTTGAGCTAAGTCAACTTTTTCTTTTAATAATGCTGTTCTTTCTTGATCGTATATAATAGATGGTGTAGTTAATGATAATTCAAAATTAGTTAATGCAGAATCATCATATCCTTGTGAATATAAATGAACTAATGCTATTTTAGTTAGCTCAGATATTAATATCTTTTGTATTCTTTCAACTGTTCTAGCAAATCTAATATCTTCAGCAGCTAGTGTTGCTTTACCCTCTAAATCAGCTTCATATCCTAAATAAGCTTTTGGAACTTTTAAAGCAGAAAATAATTTATCTCTTAAATAAGTTACATCTTCAATAGCGGCATAATCTAAACCTTTTGTAGTTTCAATACGTGTAGTTTGATCACCACCTCTTACAGGAATATAAAAGTCCTCTAAGATATTTTGCATATTGAATTTTAAATTATAATCACCAGTATTTGGATCAACATAAGGAGTTTTCTTCATTTTGTTGATCATTCTTTGCATATAAGTTTCTACTTCATTTGGTGGTATATTTCCAACATTTACAAAGAAAGTTCTTTTTTCTGGTGCACGCACTATACGGTGGATTAACATTGCATCCTCCATTAATGTCATTTGTTTCCAAATTTTTCTTCCTGGTTCAAGATATGATCTACCATAAGGTAAATAGTTAAAATCAGATAATAATCTAAAATGTGCCATTTCATAATTATCAAAAATTACTTCTTCACCAGTATTAACACCTACTCCAGGTGAAATTTGTTGAAATCCTAATGGGTTTTCAGATACTGAATAACTTGGGTCATATTTAAATCTAACATCTGATGGATTAGCAGGGTCAGCACCTTCTATTCTCATAATAGTATAAGAAGAAAAAGGTATTACATTAAACACTCCAAATTTTTCAGATATTTCTAATTTTAAATAAAAATCTCCATATTTTAACATATTTCTTGCCCATGACCATAAATTAAATTCTATATTTAATACATCATAAAATAAGTTATATAAAATTTGTTGTATATTTTCATCTGAGCTTTTAATATGCATTACTTCACCCATATCGTTTTTTAAAGTAGACTCATCAGCTAAAATATCTAAGGCAGATGCCACAATAGCATCAGTATCCATTGCATCATATTCTGAGTATAAATAAGGTCTTAAAGTTTGATAGTTAAAATTTTGTTGTTGACCATATAATGAGTTAGGTGAGTTTGTATAAACTCTATTAAATCTATCAATTAATGAGTTAGTTTCTAATTCTCCAGTCATTTGAATTTTAT